CCTCACGCAATCACTGCTTCTTCAAGAGGACGATTTCAGTATCCTCCAAGAAGACAACTCCTATATCTGGCTGGAGTAGCCTCAGATGCCCGACTCAAGAATTTCCGCGCTTCCTAGCGCTACATCGCCCCTCGCAGGCACTGAAGTCCTGCCCATCGTCCAGAGCGGCACGACCGATAAGGTCACGGCTGCAAACCTGCTGCGACAAAGCGGACAAACCGTCACCACGTCCAACCCTGTCCTTAGCCTCGCCCAAACGTGGAACGACGGGGCTGTGACGTTTACGGGTCTGCTGTTCAACGCGACGAACACCGCGTCGGCCTCGGCGTCGATGCTTATGGACCTGCAGGTCGGGGGCACTAGCCAGTTTAACGTGACTAGGGCGGGGGCGGTTTCTGCCACCTCCGGTTTTGCCGCTGGGGCCAAGGTTCTTATCGACGTCGGCGTGCCCGGCCTATCTTTGTCGTCGGAAAGCACAATCGCGTGGTCGTCCACTACAAATTACTTCAACACCAAAGATTTGATCCTCACCAGAGACGCTGCCCAAACCCTCGCCCAACGCAACAGCACGAACGCTCAGGTCTTCCGCGTCTACAACACCTACACGGACGCTTCGAACTACGAGCGGCTGGCTATCGAGTTCTCAAGCAACAACGCCTTCATTCGCACGCAGAACGGCGGCACCGGATCGCAGCGTAGCCTGTTCTTCGACGGGGACGACCTTACCTTCCGCACGCGCGGCACCAGCCGCTGGACTATCGGTGCATCCACGGGACACCTGCTTGCCGTCGCAGACAACACCTACGACATCGGAGCCTCAGGCGCGACCCGGCCTAGGAGTGTGTACGTCGGTTCGAATATAGTAACGGGCACGCAAATCCAAGCCGGGAGCTTTATTACCGCCGGAAACGGGACGTATATAGGTATTACCAGTTCATTCTTCATGGATAGCGCTTCAAGCGGCGTAGTTGCTATAAAAAACTGGGCAGGCACCGATTTCTCCCGTCTCCAGTTCGGCGGGACGACGAGTAGCTTCCCGGCTTTGCGCCGGACGGGTACGTCCGTTGAAGCGGTCCTCGCGGACAACAGCGCCTACACAGGCTTCAACGCCGACAACATCACGGCAGCGACCAACAGAGCGATTGCGGCGGGAGGCCTCGCGGGGGTGGGTTACAAGCTCTCGACGACGGCCAACTTCGGCGTCTTCTTCGGCTCGGGCGCGCCTACTATCAGCGCGGCCCAAGGCTCCCTCTATCTCCGCTCGGATGGCTCAGGTACCACCAACCGTATGTACGTCAACACTGACGGCTCCACGACTTGGACCGCTGTAACGACCGTGGCCTAAAGGATAAACACAATGACTGACATCACCTACACCTACACTATCAACTCCATGTCCTGTTACCCCCTCTACAACACCGAGAACGACGTCGTTTTCCAAGTGCTGTGGACCCTCACCGGGACCAACGGTGTTCAGACCTCAAGCTACTCGGGTCCCACGATCCTGCCCGTTCCGCAAGGTGACGATTTCACGCCTTATAACGAGCTCACAGAACCCCAAGTCATCGGCTGGGTGGAGACGCAGACGGACCCGGAGTACCTCGCTAACGCTCACCAGTGGATCGCGGACGACATCGCTGCTAAGGAAAACCCCCCGGTAGTCACCCCTCCCCTGCCGTGGACTCCTGAAGAAGCCCCGGTCGAAGCCGAAGCCGAAGTCGAAACCCCGGTTGAAGCCGAAGCCGAAGCCGAAGCCGAAGCCGAACCCCAAACCCCTGAAGAAGAGCAAGTCTAATGTTTCAACTGAACCTTACGCCTGAGCAAATGCAGGTCCTCGCGGGCCTGCTGGACGCCGCTATCAAGACTGTCGGTGTGCGGGCTATGGAAGACGACGTGGTTGACCTGTTCCGCGCCATTAAAAGCGCGACCCCTCCGGCCTCGCCGGAAGAACCAGAAGGCTAAACAAGATGCGATCCAGTCGGGGTATGGGTGATATCCGCCCGTCCAAGATGCCCAAGGGTAAGATGACTCGGCGCAAAGATAAGCCCGAGGACGTCACGATGTACGCCAAGGGCGACTGGATCAAAGGTGCTGTGAAGAAGCCCGGGGCCTTGCGCGAGCAGCTCGGAGCCAAGCCGGGAAAACCCATCCCTGCCAAGAAACTGGCTGCCGCCGCCAAGGCCCCGGGTAAACTCGGACAACGCGCCCGACTGGCGCAGACGCTGAAGACGTTTAAGTAGATGGCGCGCACGGACGAAGCCAAGTGGAAGCGCACCGTCGCGGCGGTGAAAGCCGGGGACAAGGGCGGCAAGCCGGGCCAATGGTCCGCGCGCAAGGCACAACTCGCTACCCAGCGCTACAAGAAATCCGGTGGGGGTTACAGCGGCCCTAAAACCGAAGCGCAGAAGTCTCTGTCGAAGTGGACCGACGAGGACTGGGGAACTAAGTCGGGCAAGCCCTCCACACAGGGGCCTAAAGCCACGGGTGAGCGCTATCTGCCGAAAGCAGCGCGGCAAGCCCTGACACCTGCGGAGTACAGCGCCACAAGTAAGGCGAAACGCGAAGGCACCAAGGCGGGCAAACAGTTCGTGAAGCAGCCTGCAGCCATAGCTAAAAAGACAGCTAGGGTGTGACCCCATGGCACCCGTCTCAGATTTACGGCGTGCCCAGCTCAGAGAGTACTACAAAGCGAACCGAGAGCGGGCTCTGGCCCGTGCGCGGAAGTACTACTACACCAAGACAAAGCCCAAGATAGCTCTGGAGACCCCGGAAGAGGCGGTAACCAGAAGGGCCAAGGCTAACGCAGCAGCGAAGAAGAGCGGTTCGCGGCAACGGCGTCGAGTGCTCAGGCCGCTGGAGTACATGCTGCTCCGGGCCCGCAACCGGGCCGCTACCTACGGACGGGAGTTCAGCATCACCGCAGAGGACCTGTATATCCCTGAGGTATGCCCCCTGCTTGGTATCACGCTATCCCTAACAGACCCCAACTTAGCCCACCGTCCGTCGATAGACAGAATAGACTCGAACAAAGGCTACATTCCGGGTAATGTCTGGGTCGTAAGTAACAGAGCCAACCGCTTGAAGAGCGACGCTACTGCTGACGAGCTTATCAGGATCGGCTTAGCGCTTAAAGGGCGTACGTCATGACCACTTCCGGCACCAGCACTTTCAATCTGAGTATTCTCGATATCATCGAGGAAGCAACGGAGCGCTGCGGGGCTGAAGTGCGCTCGGGTTATGATCTTCGTACGGCGCGCCGCAGTCTTAACCTTATGTTTGCTGAGTGGGCGAATAAGGGGTACAACCTCTGGACTGTCGAGCAAGGCTCCATCCCGCTTACTCAGGGTACGATTACTTATAACCTTCCCGTCGATACTGTGGACCTTGTTGACCAAGTGATCCGGACCCAGACCGGCGCTAACCAGACTGATATCAATATCTCGCGGATCAGCCTCGACACCTACTCCACGATCCCGAACAAGAACACCCAAGGCCGACCTATCCAAGTCTGGATCAACAGGTTGTCGGGCGCTACGGACCCGTCTGGTGTCGTGTACCCCACGATCAATGTGTGGCCTGCGCCGGATCAGAGCAACTACTACACCTTTGTCTACTGGCGGCTGCGCCGCATTCAGGACGGCGGCAACGGCGCTACGACTCAAGATATCCCCTTCCGGTTCCTCCCGGCGCTGGTGGCGGGGCTGGCCTATCACCTCGCGCTAAAAATCCCCGATGCCCTCCCGCGCGTGGAGATGCTGAAGATCATGTACGAAGAGCAGTTCCAGCTGGCGGCGGATGAAGACCGCGAGAAGGCCCCACTGCGCATCTCTCCGCGTATCAGCTACTAGGGGCGCGATATGGACGTTACGAGTGACTTGTTCTGCGCTTGGGCTGCCGGTTTTTTCGACGGCGAAGGCTGTGTACTCGTTACCATCTCGCGTAGTGAGCGTTGTCGGCACGGCTTTAGGACCGTGCTCCAAGCGCACGTAACCCAAACGAGCACGCCCTGCCTAGAACTTTTCAAGTCGCGCTGGGGCGGTAAAATTACTACTTCGGAGTACCGGTGCCCTACAGGACGTAGGTGGGCCGTGCAGCACCGCTGGGACGTAAAAAACGGGGACGCGGTACCTTTCCTAAAAGATATCTTCCCCTACGCCGTCGTTAAACGCGAACAGATTGCTGCGGCGCTGCGGTATCCGCTGCTTTCCCCCGACGGACGTAAATACGGGAACACGACAAACCCGATACCCGAAGACGTGCAAAACACACGGGTAGCTATCAGCCACGAACTTCGCGCCTTGCGCGCCAGCAGCAAGGTCCTAGCGAAAGAGTGGGTACCGGTGGAGGGACGCAATGCCGAGTAAATTTGCCTCCGGCAAGCGGGCCTTCGGGTATTGTGATTATTGTAGTTTCCGTTACCCGCTAAAGGCGCTTAAGCCTCTTGTAATCAAGACCAAGTCCACAAACATTCTTGTTTGTCCTTCTTGCTGGGTGCAAGACCAGCCACAGTTGCAGATCGGTATGTACCCGATCAACGACCCTCAAGCCCTGCGTAACCCCCGTCCGGACAATACTTTCTGGCAATCAGGGCTTGGTGGGCTGCAGCTTACTACGACGGACTACGGGACTCCCGGTGAAGGCAGTAGAGTGATACAGTGGGGGTGGGCCCCGGTAGGTCTTAACGACCCCTTGGATTTGTCCGGTCTTACGAATACACTGGTTGCTGTAGGCGCGGTCGGGACGGTAACTGTCTCGTAAAGGAGAAACCCCGTGGTCAAGAACGAAAACAAGGTCAAGTCGGTCCCGGTGCCTAACACCTCGGGCTACCCCAACAAGACCGCCAACACCCAGACGCTGCGCACCCGTGGGACCAAGAACACCCAGCGCGGTAACAGCTCCAGCACCAAGATGGGTTAAGGACTCGTGTCCACATACGCGGAACTTTCCAGCGCACTTCAGGCGACGCTAGAGAACGACTTCCCAACGTCTGTGGGCACTGCTCCCTTGACGTCGGCGGAGCAGATCGCGCTGTTCTTCAGGAACGCTGAACTTCGGATACAGAACGCGGTCCAGCTCCCGGTGTCCCGGAAGACCGGGACTGTTACGACTGTGGCCAACACCTCTACGGTAGCGACACCTGCGGACTGGTTGGCGAGCTATTCCGTCGCCCTGATCACACCCGTGACCCTCGCCTACAACTTCCTGCTCAACAAAGACGTTGAGTACATCCGGGAGGCTTTTCCAGCCGTGCTGTCCACCGGGACGCCGCTGTATTACGCCCTGCAAGACAACGATACTTTTCTCCTCGGCCCTACGCCGGACGCCACCTACACGCTGTCGCTGAACTACTATTATTACCCTGAGTCTATCACGACGGCAGGTACGTCTTGGATCGGCGATACTTTCCCGAATGTCCTGCTCTACGCCGCTCTGGTCGAGGGCTACACCTTCATGAAGGGCGAAGCTGACGTCGTTGCTCAGTACGAAAAGCTCTACAGCGACGGTCTGGACGAGCTGAAGCAGTTCGCTGAAGGTATGAATAGGCAGGATACTTACCGCACGCAGCAAGTTAGGTACCCAGTGCGATGAGCATTTTTCAAGGTCTTACCAGCTCGTTCAAGGCACAAGTACTGCTCGGGGTCCACGACTTCCGGGCAACGGGGGGCGATACCTTTAAGATCGCGCTCTACGACTCTACTGCTGATCTCAACGCCAACACGACTGCGTATACCGCCACAGGCGAAGTCACAGGTACTAACTACGTCGCCGGAGGCAGAACTCTTACTAACCTTGGGGTAACGACCGACAGCGCTTCGACGACTTCGGGCGTAGGCTTCACGTCCTTTTCGCCTGTAGTTTTCACCAACGTCACCGTCGTGGCGCGCGGAGCGCTTATCTACAACACAACCCCCTCCGCTACGGGCGCCAACAACGCTACACTGACCAACCCTGCGGTCTGCGTGCTGGACTTTGGTGCAGACAAGGCGGTGACTGCCGCCGCTCTGACGATTACCTTCCCTACAAACACGGCGGACGACGCCATTATCCGGATCGCGTAAATGCAGCTTTCCCCGAACTTCTCGCTCGAAGAGTTTACCAAGTCCCAGACAGGCGCTCGCCTCGGGATCGCCAACACACCTTCGGCGGCTCACCTTGCTAACCTGAAGACCCTCTGCGCAAAAGTGCTGGAGCCGGTACGGGCCCACTACGGTAAGCCGGTCCACATCAACAGCGGCTATCGCGGCCCTGCGCTTAACAAGGCGGTCGGCGGTGCCTCAACGAGCCAGCACTGCGCGGGAGAAGCTGCGGATATCGAAATCCCGGGCGTGGCAAACGGTGCCTTGGCTAAATGGATCGAGGCGAACCTCGAATACGACCAGCTTATCCTCGAGTGCTACAGCGCGGGTGTCCCTAACAGTGGTTGGGTTCATGTGAGCTTCAAAGCAGGCCACAACCGCAAGCAAGAGCTCACCGCAACGGTGGTGGGCGGCAAGATGAAATACGCAGCAGGGCTGCATCTATAGGGGCGGGTCATGGGTAATCATTTGTTCAAACTCTTTGCGGGCAAGGACAACAAGACGCTTGATCTCGGTCGAGTGCTTTGGGCGATGAGCTTTATCTCGTACTTCTCCGCTACGTTCTTCGCGGTGTTCATGCACAACCAAGCGCTGGACTACGCCATGTGGGCCGTGGGGGCGGGCACTCTTCTCGCCGCAGGCGGCGGAGCTCTGGCGCTTAAGTCCGGCACGGAGCCGGACCACAAAGATACCCCCGATGCTTAACTTCCTGCGCCCCTACCTGATCTACATTGTTCTCGCCGGTGCGGTGCTCTCAGCGGGGGCCGGGTACAAGCTCCGCGACATGCAGTGCAAAGCAGACGCAGCCAAGCAGATCGCCAAGGCGGCTGAAGAGCGCCTCAAGCTGCAGGCCGTTATCGACACGAAGTCCGCCCTCTACGAGGCGGAGCGGGATAGGGCCAGCGTAGTTAACACCGAACGACACAACACGATCAGGGAGATTTTCCGCGATGCGCCTGCCGTTAGTCCTGACTGTGCTGCTCCCCCTGAGCTTGGGCGCGTGCTCACACAAAGCGTTCTGGACGCCAACAGTGCCGCGACTGGCACCCAATCTGGCAGCTCCGTGCCCGCCGCTGAACACACCCCCTGACCCCCTGCTGGACCCTGAGCGGGGGCTGTGGGAACAAGACACTGTCGCCAAGTACGGCGACTGCGCGAGTAAGCACCGCAATACAGTAGAAGCGTGGCCCAAGCAGGGTAAAGATGGTAAGTAGCCTCAACACGACTCATTTGCCGTAAGGACGCGTTATGGCCAGTACGTACAGCAACCTCAAAATCCAGTTGATGGCGACTGGCGAGAACCTCTCGACTTGGGGGGCTACGACCAACGTAAACCTCGGCACAGCTTTGGAAGAAGCCATTACCGGGACGGCAGACGTGACGTTTGCCAGTGGGAACGTTACCCTTACGTTGACCAACGTAAACACCAGCCAGACGGCTCGGCATCTGCGCCTGAACCTGACGGGTACGACGGGGGGCGCTAGGGACTTGATTGTCCCGGCTATCGAGAAACTCTACCTCGTCAACAACGGCTGCGCCGACGCTATTACGGTCAAGAACGCCTCGGGCACCGGCATCGCCGTCCCGGCGGGCAAGACCATGTGGGTCTTCAACAACGGCACGAACGTCCTCGACGTCGTGACTCACCTTACGTCCCTTACCCTCGGCTCGGCGCTCGCGGTGGCCAGTGGCGGCACGGGGCAGACAACTTACACTAACGGCCAGCTGCTTATCGGTAACACGACGGGCAACACGCTCACTAAAGCCACGCTTACGGCGGGCTCGGGTATCACCGTTACGGGCGGTGCGGGTTCCATTACGATTTCAGCTACGGGTTCCGGCGGCACCGTTACGAGTGTCAACGGCTCGGGCGGTTCTACAGGCCTCACTCTGACGGGCGGCCCCATTACGGGTTCGGGTACGCTTACGCTTGGGGGTACTCTGGCTGTTGCTAGCGGCGGCACGGGAGTTACGTCGTCTACCGGCTCCGGCAATACCGTCCTCTCCACCTCTCCGGTGCTCACTACCCCCAACATCGGCGTGCCCAGCTTCGCTACGCTGACTAACGCCACCGGCCTCCCACTTAGCACGGGCGTCACCGGCACCCTCCCTGTTGCTAGCGGCGGCACAGGCGTGACGTCCTCGACGGGCTCCGGCAATAACGTCCTCTCCACCTCCCCAGTGCTTACCACCCCCAACATCGGCGTGCCCAGCTTTGCTACGCTGACCAACGCCACCGGCCTCCCGCTCAGTACGGGCGTCACCGGCACTCTTCCGGTTAACCGGGGTGGCACAGGCCAAACGACCTACACTGACGGGGAAATCCTGATCGGTAACACGACAGGCAACACGCTCACTAAGGCCACCATTACGGCGGGCTCGGGCGTTGCTGTCACGAGCGGTGCAGGTTCTATCACTATCTCGGCCACGGGTTCGGGCGGCTCGGTTACGAGTGTCAACGCCTCGGGTGGCTCTACGGGTCTTACCTTCTCGGGTGGCCCTGTCACGACTATCGGCACGCTCACTATGGCGGGCACTCTGGCTGTCGCCAACGGCGGCACGGGGCAGACGACCTACACCAACGGCCAACTACTTATCGGTAACACGACGGGTAACACCCTTACCAAGGCTACGCTTACGGCGGGCACCGGGGTTACCATCACCAACGGCACCGGCACGATTACGATCTCTTCGACGAGCACGGGCGGCACCGTTACGAGTATTGATGTTTCCGGGGGTACTACGGGGCTTACGACCTCGGGTGGCCCGGTTACGGGTTCAGGCACCATTACCCTTGCGGGTACTCTGGCTGTGGCCAACGGCGGCACGGGAGTTACGACGTCTACAGGCACGGGTAACACGGTGCGCTCCACCTCCCCAGTGCTTACCACCCCCAACATCGGCGTGCCTTCGTTCGCTACGCTGACTAACGCCACTGGCCTGCCTATCTCCACGGGCGTCTCCGGTCTGGGGACCAACGTCGCTACCTTCCTCGCTACCCCCACCACGGATAACCTTCGGGTTACACTCACGTCGACCACGGGTACAGGCGCGGCGGTCTTCGCCGCTTCACCGGCACTCACTACCCCCAACATCGGCGTGCCCAGCTTCGCTACGCTGACGAACGCCACTGGCCTTCCTCTGACTACCGGTGTCACCGGCACGCTCCCGGTCGCTAACGGCGGTACTGGGGTTACGGCGTCTACTGGCACCGGCAACACCGTCCTCTCTACCTCTCCAGTGCTGACTACGCCCAACATCGGCACGCCTAGCTTCGCCACGCTGACTAACGCTACTGGCCTGCCCATCACCACTGGTGTTTCCGGCCTCGGCGCTAACGTCGCTGCGTTCCTTGCGACCCCCACTTCCGCCAACCTCGCGGACGCAATCGCCAACGAGACGGGCTCCGGCCTTCTGGTCTTCGCCACTTCCCCCACGCTGGTCACACCCCTGCTAGGCACGCCGACTTCCGGTACGCTGACTAACTGCACGGACTTGCCGATCTCCTCGGGTGTCTCCGGCCTCGGTGCCAACGTCGCTACCTTCCTTGCGACTCCGTCTTCGGCTAACCTCGCCGCTGCGCTCACGGACGAAACCGGCACTGGGGCAGCCGTCTTCGCTACCTCCCCCGTGCTTACCACCCCCAACATAGGCGTCCCGAGCTTCGCTACGCTGACGAACGCCACTGGCCTCCCCCTCACTACCGGTGTGACGGGTACACTTCCTCTTGCCAACGGCGGCACGGGCGGCGCGACCAAAGCCGGTGCTCTGTTTGGTCTGGGTATCGCGGCAGTGGCGGTGGCTGCAGGTCGGGCGTCAGCTGGTAGCTGCACCCTGTACGATAATGCAAACATCTCGGCAGTCAGCCGCACCTCCACGGGGGGTATTTACACGGTAGCGTTTACGACCGCGCTGAGTAACTCAAGTTACGCGATTATTATTACGTGCGGCAACAACACTACGCAAAACAACTACAACGCAGTCGCGTCCTACTACGACAAGGCCACTACTGGTTTTTCAATTCGCTTTCAGGCTTCCAACGCTAACGCAAACACGGGGGCGGTTGATCCTGATCAGTTCTCTATTCAAGTCATCTCGCTCGGGTAGGGGCCTGCATGTCGTTCCTGAAGCTCCAGTTCCGCCCCGGAGTTAACCGGGACCAAACCAACTACTCTAGCGAGGGTGGGTGGTACGAGTGCGACAAGATCAGGTTTCGCTCTGGCTACCCGGAAAAGATCGGCGGCTGGGTCAAGTCCACGCCTACGGCGTTTTTCGGTGTGTGCCGCCAGCTGTGGAACTGGGTTACGTCTTACTCAGATAACTTCCTGTCGCTCGGCACCAACAACAAGGTCTACATCGAGTCTGGCGGTGTTTTTAACGACATTACGCCGCTGCGGGCGACTACCCCCACACTCACTAGCCCGAACACCAACAACTGCGTGGCTACGACCAACGGCTCGAACGTGGTCACCATCAACCTCGGCACGACACACGATGCAGAGACGGGGTCTTTCGTTACGATTTCCGGGGTTACCGGCACTGTAGGTGGCGTACCCGATACCGAGATTAACGCTAACCACCAGATCACGGTTATCGACACCGACTCGTTCTCGTTCTCGGTGAGCACGGCGGCGTCTTCGACGGTTGCTGCGGGCGGCGGCACCTCCATCACCATCAGCTTTGAAATCGCTCCCGGCTACGCTACCACGACGGCGGGCTACGGCTGGGGTGCGGGCACTTGGGGGCGCGGCTACTGGGGTCTTGGCTCTACCACCCCGGTGCTTTTCCCGCAGCGCGATTGGTGGTTCGACAACTTCGACAACGACCTAGTCATGAACATCCGCAACGGGGCTGGCTACTGGTGGGTTCGGGGCACTACAGTTGACCCCGGCTCTGCGCTCGCGACGCGGGCTATAGCGCTATCTACCTACGCCAGTAACGAGGGCTTCACCGCCAACTCGGTCCCCGTGAAGATCATGCAGCTTCTGGTGTCCCAGAACGACAAGCACTTGATCGCTTTCGGCGCGGTGCCGTTCGGTAGCACTTCAGAGGCGGACTTCGATCCGTTGCTTATCCGTTGGGCAGACCAAGACACTCCGGGGGATTGGACCCCGTCCACTACCAACACTGCAGGCGACCTGCGCGTCTCCCGGGGCTCCAGCATCATTCGGGCTATGCCTACCCGGCAGGAAATCCTCGTCTGGACAGATACACACCTTTACTCGCTCCAGTTCCTCGGGACGTCAGACGTCTTCGGTCTGCAGGAGTACGCAGACAACGTCTCTATCATTTCGTCTAGGGCGTGCGCTACGGCGGCCAACGTCACCTACTGGATGGGGCAAGACAAGTTTTACGCCTACACCGGTCGGGTGGAGACCCTCCCCTGCACCCTGCGCAACCACGTCTTCAAGAACATCAACACCGAGCAAACCGACCAAATCGTCTGCGGTACGAACGAAGGTTGGAACGAAATCTGGTGGTTCTACCCGAGTGCGCAGTCTAGCTGGAACGACAGTTACGTCGTGTTTAACCACCTCGAAAAAATCTGGTACTACGGCACCATCGAGCGTACGGCGTGGCTAGACACTCCCCTGCGCGCCTACCCACAAGCCTGTAACAGCGACTCGACCGCAGCCTCAGGGTACCTCTACAGCCACGAAGCGGGGCTGGACGACGACGAAATCGCCATGGAAGCCTATATCCAGTCGAACGACTTCGACCTCGGTGACGGCGACAAGTTCATGCTTACCCGCCGGGTTATTCCGGACGTGGGTTTTTCTGGTTCCACGGCCACCACGCCAGAAGTCACAATGCAGCTGCGCCCGCGTAACTTCCCCGGCAGCGCGTACAGAGGCGACGCTCAGGACACCCGGAACATCATTGAGTCTTCGGTGGACGTCTACACTGAGCAGGTCTTTATCCGCGCCCGCGCCCGGCAGATGGCGTTCAAGATCGCTTCTTCTGCGCTCGGAGTGAACTGGCAGGTTGGGTCTCCAAGACTGGACATGCGGGAAGACGGACTCAAGTAGATGGCTCTTGAACGCTTCCGCGCACCGCCGCTGCCCAACCCCCCGCAGGACTACGACCCCACCTACGTTCGGCAGCTGATACGGGTGCTGGAGCTCTACTTCACGCAGCTCGACTCTTTTACCCCTAACCAAGCGCAGTCCTACCGGGCGGACAACTTCTACGGCGGCGCGTTCTTCGGCGACGGCAAGGGGCTCGATACGCCCTTTAACGAGCTGCTGAGCAACGCAAGCCAAACAGCCGCTGCGATTGATATCGCCTACCCCCTCACGTTGGATACGGCTGAGTTCCCCGGCGATATTTCCATCGTGAGCAGCTCTAGGATTACGTTTGCGTCAGCTGGGGCCTACGTCCTGTCTTTCAGCATACAGCTGGAGAGCACGTCGTCTTCGACCGAGCATGCGGACATATGGCTGCGGAAAAACGGGACCGACATCCCGGCGTCCAACAGCCGGTTCGGTATCCCTGCACGGAAGAGCGCGGGCATCCCTGCGGCCATGATTGCGACGACCCCGTTGACAATCACTGTGGCGGCCAACGACTACGTGCAAATCATGTGGTGTGTGTCCAACACGGCGGTGTCTATTAAGTACTACCCCGCTGTTGCGTATTCTGCGGGCGTCACCCCCGCTATCCCGGCCACCCCCTCTGCTATTGTCGGGGTGGGTTTTGCTTCTTCTACGTAATCTGATACTGTTTACGTAGCCCGCCACCTGTCGCTGGCCGTTGTGTGGCCAGACTTGCAACTGTCGTATCGCCGTAAAGGTCACCGCCATGTTCAACGCCCCTTCGCCATCCTTTACGAGCCCCCAAACGCTTCCGACGCGCCCCAGCGCCGCCGCGCCGCAGCCGTCCCCCTACCCCGCGCCCACCCCGCCCGCGCAGTTTACCGCTCCGCCCCCGCAACCTCTGCAGGGGGGTTTCTTTGGTGGTATGAACCAGCGCCCGGCCCCGGGCGTCAGCCCGCGTCTTCCGGGTATGATGTCTACACCTGCCAGTACAGCCCAGAGCATGCAGGGTTATGGCCGTGGTAACGACACCATGCTTATGCACGTCACCCCCGGTGAAGTGCAGGGACTCCAAGCACTGGCGCAGCGGCACGGCGGCTCGCTGACCACTAACCCCCATACGGGTCTGCCGGAGGCTGGGTTCCTCGAAGATATTCTCCCGACACTCGCGGGCGGCTTGCTTACGCTGATCCCCGGCGTGGGCCCCCTTCTGGCGGCGGGTATTGTGGGCGGCGGTACCGGACTGGCTACGGGCAGCCTTGAGAAAGGGCTTATGGCGGGTCTCGGCGCGTTCGGCGGTGCGTCACTTGGTAGCGCGCTTGGTGGTCTGGGTGCGGGGGCGGGTGCTACCAGCGCCGCTAACACTGTGCTTCCTACTACTCTCCCCGAACTCGCGACCACAGGTATTACCGCTGCCCCCGCCCCCGCCAATGTGGCGGCGCTACTGCCCGGTGCCCCTACTTCGCTTATCGCCCCCACTGCGGCATCCCCCGCCGCATCCGCAGCCACGCAGGCAATCATCCCCGCCCCTATTGCTCCCGGTGCTACGGGGCTCGGTACAGGTCCGTCCATATCGCAGCTTGCGGCGCAGAAGCTCGGCGCGGATATCCCCACCGCAGCCGCTGTAGAGCCCGGACTACTCGAAAACGTGTTCGGAAGGACAGGTGCGCGAACCGTGAAAGACTTCGGGGGGAACTTCGCGCAAGCTGCGTCTGGTGGGGACAAAATCAGCCCGATGCGCACAGGTCTCGCTGCGCTTGGCGCTTCTGCTCCCATTCTGCAGGCCATGCAGCCGACCTACGAGCCCTACAAGAAAGAAGATGACTACAACTACGAGGGTCCGTACACCCCGACCCCGCGCACGCCGCGCTTCCGGGGCCCCAACGCCAACCTCGGGGATAGCTCGGAGTTCAGCTACTTCGACAACGTCAACCCCTACCCGGGTTTCCAGCCCGCCCCCAAGGTCTTCGCTGAAGGTGGTGAAGTAGCCCGAACAGAAGACCGTGCACTCCGCATGCCTGCTGCGGGATATCAGGCCGGTATGGGCGCGGAACACAACTACAACTTCCGACCGGTGACCCCCGCTGCGAGCATGACGGGGATGCCTGCCACCACAAAACCCAAAACCCAAGACATCATGGGGCTATTCAGGGTCACGCTCCCTAAGGACAAGAAAAACTCCGACGACGCGCCCAACATGCGCAAGTACCGCTACGACCCGCGAACGCAGAGCGTCATGGATGACGGCAACTACGGCGGTGCCATGGGCGAGCCCGGTGGACTGGAGGGCTTGAATATCGGGCGCTTCGCCGCAGGCGGTAACGTGAACCTGCGCGACGGCTCCTTCGTTGTGGATGCACGCACGGTGTCTGAGCTGGGTAATGGTAGCAGCGGCGCGGGGCAGGAGCTTCTTGCTCGCCATGGAGGTCAGCCGATCCGGGGTCCGGGGGATGGCGTCAGCGACTCTATTCCGGCTAGTATCGGCGGACGCCAACGCGCGAAGGTCGCCCGTGACGAGGTTAAGTTCGACCCGGAAGCGGTGCAGCGGCTCGGTGGCGGCGATCTGCAGCGTGGGGCCAAGAAGCTCTACGCGCTCATGGAAAAAGCCCAGAAGGCCCGTAAGGCAGCGGGTCGGGGGCAAGACACGAAGCTGAGGAAGAAGCTGTGAGAGAAATGCTAGAGTTCGATACTCCTGAATGGCAAGCACTTCGCAACGAGAAGCTCCAAGAGTGGATACAAGACCCTTACGCCATCCGGTTTATCGTAGACTTCGCTGACACCTGCGAACTGTTCGACGACATGATCGACCGGGATAAACCCCTCGAAGACGACCACATCGTGCGGGTGCTGTTCAAAGTCCTTACCGAAATCCCGCTGAACCCTTTTTTCGACCGCTTCAAGAGCCAGCTGATCCCCATCATAGTCACCGGGATTAACGCTTGGCTGGACTCCACCGCGTTGGAAAACGGGTCTGACAACGATAAGGTTTTCGCTTACGTGCTCCGAGACTGGTACATGGAGTTTGTGGCGTACGTCGTGTATCTTACCCGGGGCAGAGACTACATGCGGGACACGAGCATGGAAATCCGCCAGTTCTTTACTCACCACGAAACGCTCGAAGAGTATAAGGAAAAAATGGCATGAGTGGTGGGGGCGATAAAGCGCAGCCGCAAGAGCAGCAGGTTACTACCACAACCAGCAACCTGCCCGAATACGCTCGTCCGTATTTCGAGAACCTCGTCAACCGGGCGCAGGCAGAGTCTTATCGCGAGTACACCCCTTACCAAGACCAGCGCATTGCTGGCTTTACCCCCGGACAAACTCAAGTCCAGCAGCAGACGATGGGGATGCAAGCCCCCGGGCAGTACGGCATGGCTTCCGGGCTAGCTGGCGCTTCGGGTCTTGGGTCTATGGCTGCGGGTCAGTACGCACCCGCGCAGGTGAACAACCAGCAGATCGGCCAGCCTAACCTGCTGAACTACCAGATGCGCAACGCGCAGAACGTCTACGGCATGGCGCAGGTCGCGCCTCAGATCGCCACCGCCCAGACGGGCTATAACCCTAACCTGCAGAACCTGCAGATGGGAGCGGCGGATCAAGTCGCTGCGCAGAACTACAACGCCCCGCAGATGGGCGTCTCTCGTACGAACTACGCTCCCGGGCTTCAGCAGTACCTGATGGCCAACGCGCCGGACGTTACGGCGCAGCAGTACAACTCGCCTCAGATGCAGGCGGCGGCCACTACCTTCTCGCCAGAGCTGCAGCAAATCCTTATGGGCCCGGCGGGTCGGGTCTCTGGTTCGCAGCTTACCGCTGCGGATACACCGCAGATCACCGCTGCTCAGACCAGCTTCGATCCTAACCTGCAGCAGTACCAGATGGGTGCTCCCGACGAGTTCGGTCAGGCTCAGGCGTCCCAGTACATGTCCCCGTATGTCCAGAGCGTGCTGGATGTGCAGAAGCGCGAAGCCGTCACCGACGCGCGCAAGGCGCAGATCAACCAAGACCTCGGCGCTGCCCGTCAGGGTACCTATGGTGGCTCTCGTCAGCTTCTGGCGGGCATGGAGCGCGAGCGAGCGCTGGGTCAACAACTCGGGGATATCCAAGCTCGCGGGCTCCAGTCTGCGTACGAAAATGCGCAGTCTCAGTTTGAGCGCGACCGCGCGGCAGGGATGAGCGCCGAAGGTCAGAACCTTCAAGCACGCCTTGGCGTGCAACAACTGGGGGCCCAGACCGGCGTCCAGACGGCGCTGGCTAATCTCTCTTCGGAACAGCAGGCGCGGGTGCAGAACCAAGCGGCCCTGCTCCAGAACCAAGGGATGAACGCCGAGCAGGCGATGCGCGCGGCGCTGGCCAACCAGCAAGCCGAGCTTACTGTGGGGCAACAGAACCAGCAGGCAGGACTGCAAACGCAGCAGCTGGGGACTCAGACCGGACTCCAAACGGCGCTGGCTAACCTGACGTCCGAGCAGCAGGCCAACGTCCAGAACCAAGCGGCACAACTGCAAACGCAGGGAATGAACGCCGAACAGGCGATGCGTGCAGCGCTGTCTAACCAGCAGGCGGCTCTTACTGTCGGGCAGCAGAACCAACAGGCTCAGCTCAACACTCAACAGCTGGGGACTCAGACGGGCCTTCAGACGGCGCTGGCTAACCTGTCCTCGGAGCAGCAGGCTCAAGTCCAGAACCAAGCGGCACAACTGCAAACGCAGGGGCTTAACGCTGAACAGGCCATGCGCGCGGCGCTGGCCAACCAGCAAGCTGGACTCACGGTCGGACAACAGAACCTGCAGGCGGGGCTGCAAACCCAGCAACTCGGCGCTCAAACGGGTGTCCAGACGGCGCTGGCTAACCTGTCCTCGGCACAACAAGCGAACGTGCAGAACCAAGCGGCCATCCTGCAAACGCAGGGGCTTAACGCTGAACAGGCGATGCGCGCGGCGCTGGCCAACCAGCAGGCCCAACTGACGACGGGGCAACAGAACCTGCAGGCTAACCTGCAGACGCAGCAGCTTGGCGCTCAAACCGGCCTGCAAGCTCTTATGGCTAACCAGCAGACTAACCTCGAAGCCCAACGGTTGGCGGAGCAGTCGCGTCAGTTTGGGGGTAACCTCGGCCTGCAGGGTCTGGCGCAAGCCAACCAGAGTGCACAGACGCTCAGCAACATCGGCTCGGCTCAGCAGCAAGCGGAACTGTCTCGTCTCGCCGCGCAAGGGAACGTGGCCGCGCAGCAGCAGCTTCTGCAGCAGCAGCAAATGGACATGGCGTACGCCGACTTCCTGCGCCAGCGCGACTACCCGATGGAACAGCTGGGTTACTACAGTAATATCCTGCGCGGTCTCCCGGTTGGTCTCGGTTCTACCGCGACGACGTATGGACAACCCCCGTCCGTTGCTGCACAGATCGGTGGTGTTGGGCTCGGCGCTACGGCGCTTTCTCAGATGGCACGAGGCTAAACGATGGCTACTAAACCGTTCAGTCTTCAGTCGCCCGAGCAGATCGCCAAGGACTACGGCGGTAACAAGCAGAAGATCGCCCAAGCTGCACAGTCTGGCCTTCTGGACCCCACTGCCGCCGTCATGGCGGGGATGTTCATCGACCGCATGCGCTCTGCACAAACGCAGGAGCAGGGGCCCCCGACTACCGTGGCCCAGCAGGTCTTCGCGCCTCCGCAACCGCCTCAGGGCGCTCCACCTCCGATGATGGGCCAGCCGGGTATGGCTCCCCCGATGGGTGCCCCTATGCCTCCGCCTCCCCCCGCGGCTCCCCCGATGGGTGCTCCGCCTGTTGGTATGGCTAGCGGCGGTCTAACGGCGCTCCCGCTTCCTGACAACATGTTCGACGAGCCTGACGGCATGGGCTACGCGGGTGGCGGCATCGTGGCTTTCGCTGAAGGTGGTGAAGCTGACGACGAACTTACGCTTGGAGACCGACTGCGCGAGCAGTTCAGAGGTCCTGAAGACCCCACGTATTACGGTCGGCCTATGACGGCGGCGGATATGCGCGAACAGTTTGGCATCCCCGAGCCCAAGAAGCCGAAGCCCGAACTCCCCACTCTCGGAGACCGACTGCGCGAGCAGTTCAGAGGCCCAGAGGACCCTACATATTACGGTCGGCCCATGACGGCGGCGGATATGCGCGGGACGTTCGGTATCCCCGAACCCAAGAAGGCTGAGCGCCCTGCGTTTCGCCAACAAGACAGTCGGTCGCGCTCCATGCTAACCGGCGCCCCCCCTGCACGCCCGTCGGAAGCGGCTTCTACTCGCGCCCTCCCTCTTCCCGAAGGATACGTCCCTTTCGGCGGCGAAGGGACCGGTATCTCCCGCCTGTTGGGCGGTTTGGGGGACGAGTCTTTCGCGGCTAAAGAGTTCCAAAAGGCCACGGCGCAGTACTACCGCGACCGCGCAGCGTACGATGCTGCGAGGGACAGGAACGCGCGCATCGCTGCGGTCGGCGGCGGGAAGCCGCAACCTCTGCCACCTAAGCCGGTCATGCCGAAGCAGAGTGATTTTAAGGTCGCCCCCAAGGCTAAGCCCGCCGCCCCCGCCGCTAAACCTGCCGCCGCTCCCGCTCGTGCGGGTAATACCCCCGCCGCTTCTGCCGGTATCCTTGATTTGTCGGGCGGGCAATCGCGTGAGTCGATCCCGAGGGGGACCCTTTACCGCGACCCGCAGGGCAACATTCGCCGTAATGACAACGGCGATAAGGGCAACCCGATTGTAACCGCCCCCGCTCCCCGCGTTATCGCTCCCCCTCCCCCTGCTCCCCGTGTTGGCGGCGGTGCTCCTACGCCTCCCCGTGTTGGTGCCCCTGCCCCCGCAGGTCCGGCTCTGCCTGCTTCTCCTGCCGCCGCTCCCGGCGCTACCGCCGCTCCCGCCGCTCCCGGTGCTCCTCGGACTCTCGGTGGCGTGCCCGCCGACGCGGCGGCCATCATGGCGCAGCAAAAACAGCTGGCCCCGCAGTCTACGGCTGCTACCGACGCTATGCGGGATTACTACCAGCGCATGTCCTCACCTGAGGCGCTGGCGGCTCAGAAAAAGCAGGATATGTGGGCTACGTTGGCGCAGATCGGCTTTGGTATGGCGGGTTCTAACTCTCCGTCGTTCCTGCAGGCTGCTGGACAATCAGCGTCGGCTGCCATGCCGGGTATGATGCAGGCCAACAGGGACCGCAAAGCCCAAGAAGCCGCGTCCGTGCGCGGTATGTTCGATATCGAGACGGCTACCAACAAGGCTAATACCGACCTGTATCAGTACGCGCAGAGACTCGCTGTCGAAGTAGACAGGGGTATTAAGACGCAGGAGCAGGCGGATGCAGAGCTCGCCCTTAGAGCAAGGCAAGTTGACGAACAAATTCGTAGCAACAAAGCTGGTGAGGATATTGATAGGGGGAAAATTAACGCGCGTGGGTCCGGCGGCGGTAGGGCGCCCAAAGAGACCGTCAGCCAGTATTGGGCGCGACGTAGGGTAGAAGCCAATGCTGGAGACCCAGAGGCCCAAGATGAAGTCGCTGCCTACGACCAAAATAGGACGCGCAGCGGCGGTAACCCGTACCAACGCGGGACCGCCTCTACAGGCAGCACGCCCGCCCGGGATAGGAAGCCCATAACTGACTTCGACACCAGAGGGAGGTAAGCCGCTATGGGTTTCGACGTAGCGGGTGCGAGGAAGGCGGGGTACTCGGACGCGGAGATCGCCGCGCATCTGGCCAAGCAGCGTAAGTTCGACATGGCTGGCGCGCGCAAAGCCGGGTACGGCGACGCCGAGATCGTCGCTTACCTAGCTGGTAAGCCAGCGAAGAAGTCCGGCCCGTTCCAAGGTGTGGTCGACGTCGGCGCGCAGGCACTGGAAGGCGGCCTTGGGTTTTCGCGCGCGGTCACTGATGTGTTCGGGGCGTCGAACCCCGCGTCTGACTGGCTTAGCGAGCGTACGGAAGATGTGCAGGGATGGCTGTCCCCGGAAGCGCAGCGCAAGCGCGCTGCGTCTGCCGCTCGGCTCGAAGAGACCAAGGATGGCACGATCCCGGAGCAGATCGTCGGGGGGTTCCGTGCCTTCGGAGAGAACCCGTTGGGTAACATCGCGCAGGGGGTTGGCTCTGTAGCCGCGCCCCTAGCGCTTACTGCCGGGGCTATCGCTAGTCTACCAGCCAGCGCACCCGCAGGTGCTGCGGCATTGGTCGGGACGGGTGTCGCCGTAGGCACTGGCGCTCTCGCGGGCGCGGGCTCTGTTAAGGGCTCTGTATACGATGCCGTGTACAGCGCTATGACCGAGAACAATGTGCCACCCGCACAGGCGGAGGAAGCCGCGAAGCGCGCGCAGAGCTACGGCGGGGAGAACCTAGATCAAATCTTGCTGGCCGCAGGTATCGGCGGCGCTGCGGGCGTGCTCGGCGCTGAAACAGCCGCGATCCGTTCTTCGGTAATCCGACGCCTGACGGGCGGGAACGTAGCCGAAGCCGCCGCCAGACAAGCGACCAAGGGCTTAGCGCGCCGCGCGGGAGAGACGGCGTTTATTGAAGGCGGCACCGAGGGGCTACAAGGGGGGCAAGAACAGTTTGCGCAGAACCTCGCCACTCGCCGGGAAGGCTTCGACACCCCGCTTATGCAGGGTGTCGCGGGCTCCGCTACCCTAGAGGGCACTATAGGGGCGCTCCTCGGCGCGGGAGCTGGCGCTATGGAGCGCACTGCCCCCCGCGCTCCTACACCGGACATCACCGAAGACGGCGCTCCTGTTGGGGTAGACACTTCCCTACCCCCCGCTGTTCCATCCGCCACCGAAGGTCTCTTCACGCCCTATACTCCCCGTGATCGCGGCCCTGTGCGACCTATAACGGGCGATGCAGATATAGATGCTGTACTTACTTCGTATGGCTTTAACCCTGAGAACATCGCTGGTGTAGCGCCGCAACAGGGAGAGGTTGTCCTTCCTGAAGGCGTAGCCCCGGCTACGAAGCGTGGGCGAAAAGCTGCGCCGGTAGCAGAAGCTCCGCTGGAAGCGGAGGCCGCGCCGGTAGAAGAAACCGTAGCAATAGCCCCGGCTACGAAGCGTGGACGAAAAGCTGCGCCGGTAGCAGAAGCTGCGCCGGTAGCAGAAGCTGCGCAGGTAGAAGAAGCGACCCCCGCTGAACGGTTTGATGTAGCTGCGGTAGAAGCAGCCAGAGCGCTTGGGCTGGATTACACCGGGGAAAGGGTCTTTACCGCAGCGGCGCTAATGCACCGGATGGAGCCTGATAAGCTTGCGGATATCTACGCCGCTGCTGAGAACGAGCCCCTCACAAGAAAGACAATCGAAGACGCTATAAAGTTCGTTGAGGGTATCGGTGCCCCGGCTAAAGCCGCTTCGCAAGCGGACATGCCTGCTGCGCCCAAGTTCTCTATCGTCGAAGGGGTTGACGTTATCGGGGATAAACAAATCCCCCACTACAAGGCGCAGGTAGACGGAAAAACGGTGAGCATCCTGAGCTCGCTGGAAGAAGCGCAGGCCAAGCTTGTCTCTCTGGGAGCGCCGCCATCGGCTGCTCCTGCTACCGCCCCGCTTACCCCTGAAAACTATGTTGCTAAAGCGGTGGAACAGGCCAAGGAGCTTGCGCCGACTTCTCTGGACGACCCTCTGCAGATGAAAGCCTTTGTCGCCGGGGCTAAGGCTGCGGCTACAGGGAAGAAGGTAAACCCCACAAGCCGTAAAGCAGACCAGAGAGACTCTTACGCTGCAGGTGCGGGCGCTGTCGCCCTCCTGCAAAAGGCTCCGCAGGATACTCCCGCCGCTGACCTTACTCCTGCCCCTCAGGCTGCTCCCGTCATCGCCCCGCAGGTCGCGCCGGTAGAAGAAGCCGCTCCTGCCCCCGCCCCTAAAGCAAAAAAAACCAAGCCGGTCTTCACTCCCGACGAGGTTGCTCAGGCTGCGGTAGAGGTGATCAATACCGGTGCTACAGAAGCTGGCGTTGCATCCCCCCTGCTCGACAAGAACCAAATGCTTGCCTTCGTTGCGGGCGCTAAAGCCGCCGCTGAGGGTAAGAAGGTAAACCCTGCCTCACGTGCAGCCGACCAAAGAGACGCCTACACTTCCGGTGCTGACACCGCAAAACGCTTCCTCGACGACTGGGCCGCCAAGAGAGCTGCTCTTACGGAAGGCGTACCTGTCCAACAAATCCCGGAGAAGGTTAAGGGGATCGCTGCCGGGCGCGCGGCTCCCGATAGTGGGCCTAGAGACTTCAGCAAGGTTAACAGGCAGGACCAGCCGGAGTTTTTCGGCGACCTCGACCAAGCGCAAGAAGACATCCGCAAAGCCATAACGACTGCGCAGAACGCCAGAAAAGCGGGACAGATTGATAACGCCGGTCTAACCGCCGTACTGGCTTACGGACGGCCCGAGACGGAGGTTCGTCCAGACGGCACCGAGAAAATTATCCGTAACCCCAACGCGCGCCTCATGCTGCAGGAGCTTGAGAAACAAAAAACGCGGGGCACCCCGGAAGGCATTAGCGCGGAACCGTCAGACTTCCGTACCGGTAGAGAAGCTCTGTACTCTGACCAGCCAGTGGAGGAAGGTCCGCCTCTCCCTATGGGAGATGTTGTTAAAATCGTTAAGGCTGCCTCGCGTGGGTGGACTAACCCGCCGCTTATCAACGTCGTGCCGTCGTTTAAAGACCTACCAGAGTGGATGCGGAAGGACGCTGACAAAAACACAGTAAACGGTATCCTTGGGGCAACCGTAAAGCAAGGCAGAGAAGTTTACATTATTGCTGACAGGCACTCCTCACGAGAAGGGGTGGTGGCTACTCTGTTCCACGAGGCGCTGGGGCACTCTGGGCTCGCCAAAGTGTTTAAGGAGAGGCTACGCGCTGTTATGAGCGCTATCTACAACAGCAACCAGAACGCCAAAAAAGCTGCAGACGAGTGGCTCGCCGCCAGACCGAAGTTCCGCAAAAACCTCCCACAACCCGCGCGTCTATCCTACGCTGTAGAGGAAGTGCTGGCGCTGGGTGCGCAAGAAGGAGCCTCTAAGCTGTCTTGGTACCGAGGCGCGATGGCTACCGTGCGCAACTTTATCCGCAGCATTGGAGAGCGAGCTGGCCTCCACCTAAAGTACTCCGACAAAGACATTCTGGCTATTCTGGCCGCCGCTAGAGAAGAAGTTGAGACAGGCGTAGCCACCCGCAAGCCATACAATCCGGACTTGCCTGACGAGGCTATGTACGCGAGCAAGGGTAAGGGTAAGGCCGCTCCTCCCGCTCCCCCCGCTCCTGCTTATCCTGCCGACAGCGCTATAGATAAGCAGCTGGCTAAAACCAAGGTAGCGCTCAACGACGCCTTTGCGGACGGGGCTAGGCACGACGCCAAACTCGCCAAGGTACTGGGGCGGCCACTAGCGGCGCACGAAACCCTCGATGAGCCCCTGCGCATGGTCAGGAGTATGTCTGCGGGTATCAAGCAGACTGTGCTCCACGAGTTTATCCAGCCGCTTGAAGAAATGATGCGCAAGCTGGGGGTGGACTACAACGAGTTTGGTTTGTTCCTCTGGGCTCGTTCTGCCCCAGACCGCAACAAAATGGTCGCGGATAGAAGCAAGGATGTGCCGCCGCCGAACAACGGCTCTGGCCTGACAAACGCAGAAGCCGCCGGGCACCTGCAGAGGTTCCACGCAGAAGGCAAGCTGGCCAAGATGCAGCAGCTGGCCAAGATACACGACGCGCTGGTTGACTACCTCCTAGCTGAGCGGGTCAATGCTGGCCTCCTATCGCAGGACCAAGCAAAAAATCTGCGTGATGAGCAGCCGTTCTACGCCGCGCTGAAGGGCCGCGCCAAGGCCGGAGACATGCTCGTCTCTGAGGATGAAGACCCACATGCGGAGTTCGATACCCCCAGTCAGGGGATGGGTGGCTCTGAGTTTATCCGTGCCAGAGGGCGTGAGAGCGTCCCCCTTCACCCGCTTGTAAACCTGCACGCTGACTCTAGTGGTGTGGCCAACAGCATCACTAAAAACGCCGTTCTACGTCGCGCTGTAGAGCAGATAGACGCCTTCCCCACTATGGAGAGGGACGTTGCTACTTACTATACCAAAAGCAAACCGAAGATAATCAACGGCAACAAGCAAAATATGATCTCGTATGCTAGGAACAACAACGAAATATACACTGCCAAGGTAGACGGTGAGCCGGTCTATATTGAGTTCCGCCCCACAGAGGGCGGCGCTGCACTGCGCCGCGCCTTCGAAAACATGAAGGTCAAACCCCTTGAGGGGTTCATGGGCGGCTATGCCAGTGTTGCCTCTATCCTGCGCCAAGCCTTGACGACCAAGAACATCGCCTACCTGCTCGGCCCTGCGTTCATACGGGACGTTCTTGACTCCGTGACGTCGGCGTATGCTGCAGAGACCTCGGCGGGCAGTCCGGCATTGGGCAAGAAACTGGGCAACCGCGTCGTTAAGCGGATGTTCACACCTGCAGTCATGGGGGCTGTGCGGCGCTACGTCCGGAACGAAAAAGGCACGACGCAAGCTCAACAGGCTATGGACCGGCTCATGGTCCAGATGATCAGGGACGGCGGCTCTGTCAGCCAGTCGCTTCTCAGCGGAGCGGAGAACATCGCCAAGGACGTCGCCAAGCGCGCCAAGCGTTACGAGTCCATGAGCAAAGGCGATCCCCTCGCTCTGGCCAAGCAGGGCTTCCACGTTGTTAACGGGGCACTGGACGGCATCGCTCACTTCAACGACCTGTACGGGCGCTTCGCTACCTACGCTTCTGCTCTGGAGCTCGGTATTGGCCGTAAAGGCGCGGCTGCTCTGGCGCTTAACTCGTCTCTGGACCTGACGCGCCGGGGTACGGCTGCCCCTGTTATGGACAACCTGTTCTTCTTCTTCAGTCCGACCGTGGAAGGCGGACGCAAGTTCCTGAACATGGCCTTCACGTCCAAGAACGGCATGAAGTTCATGGGCGGCATGTTCATGCTCGGTGCGCTCTCTACCCTGTGGAACTACTCCATGGCGGGCGGGGATGACGATGAAGACGGGCGTTCCAACTTCCGGGATGTGAGCAAGGTCACGCGTCAGACACGCACGGTATGGTTCTACGGCGATGGCGCGGACGACTACGTTGCTATCCCGCTGGGCTTTATGGGTGCCTTGCCGCAGTACATGGGCTCCAAGGCCATGGAGGCGGTTATCGGGGAGACGTCACCTGAAGAGGCCGGTGCCTCTATTACTAGCTCTATAGCAGACATACTCTCTGCTACGTTTGCTGCGCTATCCCCGATCCGCCCCACTGGCGGCGATGTACAGGAGGGGGCTGCATCTGTCGTGCCTAACGTCATCAAGCCGTTTACAGATACGATGATTAACCGCAACTTCTTCGGGTCGCCTATCCATAACCAGAAGTACAGCAACCAAGTTTCCGACGCCTCGTCTGGTCGCGAGTCGACCGGGGCCGTATGGAAGTGGCTCGCGCAGACTGTCAACGATATGAGCGGGGGCGCGGGCACTGTGCCCGGCAAGGCAGACTTCTACCCGGAGTCCTACCGCTACATCTTTGAGTCTCTCGTCGGCGGGTCCTACAAATTCGTTAAGGATACAGTGAAGTTTGTGAGTGGTACGCCCGAGGACGAGGGGATAGCTGCCGTGCCTCTCCTGCGTGGCTTCGTCGGTAAAGGCAGCAAGTACCGCCCGACGAGTAATTTCTACGAAAACACCACCCAGATGCAGGCCATAGACTACGCGTATAGGAACGACACAGACGAAGAAGTGGCGGCTATGCAAGAAAGGTACCCGGTAAAGGCAGACCCCCGAGTCGCAGAAGCCTACCACAACGCCGTGCTCGCCCTGAAAGCTATCAGCAAGGACCGCAACGAGGCTTTGGCGCTCTACCCGGATGATCCTGCGGAGAGAAAGCGCATCATCGAAGCTGCGCGCGCGGACAGCAGTGAGGTCCACAAGAGCTTCAACCGCCTGTACAACCAAGTGCGCAAAGAGAAGGGCGTATAAAAAAGACCCCCGTGTCGGCAGGACACGGGGGTCAGTCAGGGAGGCGCGAGAGACATCGCGCAGGAGGGGAGCAACCACCCTCGAAGCGGACTCTATCAAGTTCTCCAGATACGTAAACCCCGAACGTTGTCCTGCACTAGGACCTTCATCACTATTTTGAACCTTAGCTTGCGTGCTAGCCGCTTTACGTCCTTCTTCAACTGCACGCACTTTAGGCAGGGTATAAATACAGAGCGCCCCTTGGTGAAGGCATCCCAGTTAACCCGGTACTTAACCCCGTCTACGTTAATCAGCAGCGTCTGCAGCTGGAACATCAGTCATATCCAAGAAGGCCCCTGCCCCCGCGTCGAACACGAGGCATTGCGCACCGGGGGAGGCAATCTTGGTCCCCTTTGCCATACGCTTAACCTCCGTACGAAGGAAAATCCCCTTCATGTGGAGCTGCTCTAGGGTTTCCTTGTAGTTGATCTGCGTCTCCACACAGTCGTGCTTGAACGCCCGGCTAAGGACGTAGAGGAGCTTGGTGTCCGGCTCGTAGCGGATGATGAGCTCTCCCTTGGGCTCCCGCACCGGTAGCGTCGGCATGTTAGACCGCAGGTCCACGGAGTCGTTAACGACGAGGACGTTCTGGATGTGGCGGTTGATGAAGTTAGCCAGCACGTCGGTGCTGGCCACGCTGGGCTGCAGGACGGGAGTATCAGTGCGCATACCGAGGATGATCTCCTTGGCCTCTCTGTACACCGACTTCATGTTGAACTCGTGGATGCCAAGCTGCTTGGAGATAAGCCCCCCAGCGATATTAGCGGCCACAGTACCAGACCAGAACCTCTCCCGCTGCGTGAGCCGCAGTTCGGTATCCAGCTTTTGCTGCACGAAGGCCAGCGTGCGCCTGCACTCCTCTAGGTTAGCGACGACGAAAGCCATGTAGATGTCGCCCGCGTGGCCATAGTTCTCCATGAGGGTATGGTCGAACATATCCTTGCCTGTCGATGCGTCGATAGCGTCGGAGAAGTTAATCTTGTACTCGATGAGCCGCATGACCTCCCCGTCAGCGTTGGTCTTGGAGGCGGCTATCTTCTCCATAAACGAAGCGTTGGAGCTGCAGAGTGAGATAGTAGACCACGTTGTAGCGTTGTAACGCAGTTCGTTGGAGGACTGCTTGACCCGGTCTTTACCCCGCCCCTGCGTCATGTTGTAGGCGAGGGTGGAGAAGTCCTTCGGGTTCATGTTGGTAAGTTCGTCGATGGTGTAGGGCAGGTGGCACATGAGCCCCAGCCGCATGACCTTGGCGTTGAACGTGTCATCGTTCACGACGCAGAGCCCGTCCGGAGAACCATACACACTGTTACACATACGCAAGATGGTCGTCTTACCGGTGCCGGAGTTGGGGTGGATGAG